AAGTGTGGGCTTATCAAAGGTTTCGGCTACTTCAATCTCTTTTAATATTTGCTTGAATTGTTTAATTTGTAGTTCAAACGTGCTTAGCATTTCATCGCTTTGCATTCCGTTCTTCACCGTATATTCAAGCTGGTTTAATTTGCTTACAAGTGCGAGAGTCATTGATTCTTTACTGCCGCTTTTCACACCTAAGAATGGTGTTAATGAATTTGCACCAAAGGCAACGGTTGAACCCTCGAAAAGGTTTATTTCTTTTACTAAGTATAGGTAACCGTATTTTTCCGCTTCCTCAGGATTGACTAATTTGCTTACTACTTCATTCCAAGCAACGGGATTTTTTTCCGACTCTATTAAAGAGAGTTGATTGTACTTAAAGCCTATTGAATGATTGTCGTAAATACCCTCTTTATAATTGATAAGAGTATCATTACCAAGTGTTGTGTTTGCAATCTTAGATTCAAAATAAATACCAGTAATTCCATTCTTTGTGGTTTCTTCAAGCACTTGCAACTTACCTACTAAGGTCGTCAAGTCGTGGTTCAATGCGTGTTTAATCTTCGCAACTGCTGTGCTATTCACACCGCGCTCTTCGATTGACTTCTTAGCCGAACCCATTATTAACACGTCCTTATCTGAGTCAAAGAAGTTATAAGAATTGAAAAAGCCCGTAACAATACGGGACGATGTACTAACATCTAAAATATTAGCGTCAGCACTTTTAACTGAGTAATGAGCCGACTTCTTATCGACTTCACTTAGTATATGTTTTTTCGCTTCTTCCATTTCTTTTCAAAAATAAATACAAAAACTATTCACAATTTTTTTTTTACTATGTTGGTGTTGTCATTATGTTGTTAGTTATCATTGCCTCTGCCTCTGATGGTGTGAATCCATAAACATTGACAACAATAGCAGTCGCGCTGGGTCTATCTAACTGCCCCAACGATACCGATGTATTCAAACCTATCAATCCTTCAACACCTCCAACCGTACCACGCAATGCAAGTTGAGCGTTAATTAATTTATCGTTTACTACATTCTCTTTGCCATCATCTGTTTTAGGTGGTAAACCAAGTTGTGCTCTATACTCGTTCACATCTATTATCGCGTCGTTTAGCTGTAGTGAAAGCGTTTCTACTTTAGTTCTTTGAGCTGATTCCTTTTGCTGCTCATCCTCTTGCAGCACTGGCAAATAAGAATAGTCAGCATATAAGTAAAGCCCTTGTTTCTCCAAACCGAACGCATTGTTTAAGATGCTCATAAAGTCATCGGCTTGAGGTTGAATAGTGTTTTGGTAAGTTGATTTAACCCCGTTGTTTTTATTCTCGAATGTTGCGCCTTTCGTGCTTGGGAATATATCTCTATCAGCACCGTAAGCAGCGCATATCGTTTGAAAATCGCTTTCGATACACTCCAATAACATAAGGTCTTTAATCGGAAAGGTCATCGGCTGCCACTTCAAAGAACTATTGGTAATTATCTTACGTTTTTGACCGTCAAATATGCCATAGCTTTTGCTCATTTCACGTTCTATTCTATCGCGTTCCTCTTTGCCTAAAGGTATCGCGCCTCCATCGGCTTGGCTTTCGTTGCTCAATATACCTTCTGCACCTCGTTCAACTATCAATACGTTCTCACTTTTAAGCGCACCAATGATATTCGATAACGGCAATTGCAAAGAATCAATCTTACTTTGTGAAGTAATAAGATTTCCGCCCACACCCTCATTTTTATATATCATATCGGAAGGCTGCACATTAAAATAAGTACCTTGATCATATACCTTATAAGACTTAATGATGCCATCGACGGTCGTTTGATTATATAACTTACCCGTTGGAATAACCTCAACATCGCTTGGCAGTAAGTTCCACATTAACGAAGGTAACGCGCTTGGCAGTCCTTTAATCTCGTATATGAAAGCATTACCAAAAACAGATTTAAACACATAGTATTCAAATAGAAACTCCTCGCGCGTTCTTAACGGGTTAGGTCTATTCAATAGGTTTAATACTTCGTGCTCTTTAATCTCCTCACCAGTCTTTTTATCGTATAGCTTAATATCCATATTCTTGAACATATCGGCAAGCTGGTTAATCACAGATTGAAGATGGGGAATGGTGTTATATATCCTTAGTTTGTTCTCCGTATCAATAAGAATCGGATTCTTACGGTCGTAAATAGATGTTGAGTACATTCCGTTAAAGGTGCTAAGCCCGAACATGCGAGCCACTAAATTAGATACATAACTCATCTGATTTTTTTTTTAAAATTAATTATAAAAGTAATTGTCAATTTTTTTTATTCAAAGATGTGTGGTAGTAAGGCTTGTATGAAGTTCGCCAGCCCAGCCATCGCATCAGGTGCATCATCGTGCTTGCTCTTACCGTCTTTCTTATACTCGTATATCTGCTGCATCATTGCTCTGTATTCATCTGTCTGCTTCTCAGGGTGAACATATACGAATTTATTTTTAATGATGTGGTAAGCCATCAATATTCGCGTGTGCTTGTTTGCGGTGTTCTTTATGCTTAGTACCTTGTCCTCTTGCACCGATTGACGAAGTAAGCGAATGAAACCACTACCTTGATTGTTTGCCTCTATTCGTGTATAGTCTGCATTCAACTCTTTTATCTTAGATGATACCATTGGACAAGTTATATCTATTGTGTCTTGAGTAAATATAGCATCTGTAATATATATCTTACCGTCGTATATCTTCGCCCATAACGCGCATAAATAGTCGCTACCTTCATCTGCAACATCGACATAACCAAGTACGCTGTCGGGCTTATGCTCAGGCAATGTTTTGAAGTATCTAAAAGTATCTTCAACAAACAACGCGCCCTCTAACCTACCGAGCCATTGACCTAAAACAACGTGGCAATAGTGGTTAAAGTCTGTTTTTCTCATCTCTTCCACATCTTTAATAAACGATGCAGAAAGGTTATTGATGTTATCTAAGTAGGTACTATGAATGTGCAACACATCAGGGTGGGTGGTTGTTTCTATTTGCACTCCATCAATCTCTATAAATGATAAATGCTTTTCAAAAAACTTTTTGTATATCCAATGCTTTTTATTCGACGGGTTGAGAACCATTATAACCCTATTCTTTGCTTTGTTAGTTCTTATCGATAGGTTTATCTTATCAAAGATGCTTTCATCTATTAACTCTTCTGCTTCATCTAATACCCACGTTGTAACATCGGCAATACTTTTTAGGTTAGCTGTTTGATTGCCCGAACTTGTTTTGATGCCTCTAAAGATTATTTCGCTACCAGTAACCTTGTTTGTTATCTCTGTTTTGTTTACGTGGAAGTCTTCCTCTTTATTCATCAGTTCAATCTTATTGGTGAACTCAGGAATAATAGATATTTCAGCGCTTGACATTGTATATCGAGTAAACAATACTCTGTGCCCTTGCTCATAGGTTAACAAACACATGGCTGTATTTGCGTGAAAAGATTTGCCGCTACCCCTTCCGCCCGTTATGATGATATATCTTTTATCGGTAGTGTATAATTCTTTGTATTTCTTATTCTGCTTTATCATCGTCCGCCCATTCGTGAAATGGCTTACTATCTGTCATGTTAATATCCTTGCCGTTTGTGGTAACATCTGTCTTCTTCGGTATGAAGTAAGGGAATAGGTTAGTTAGTAATCTTAGATAGTTTACTGAGTCCTCATTTCTTACATCAGCTAACGCCTTTTGAACGTGGCATACTTCGCCCTCCATTATACTAATAAACAATTCTCTCGCGTCTTGCGTGATTTTGTTTTCAATTCCTTTTTCTCTACCACCTTTTTTTTTATGTCCTTTCTCAAACTTAGCCATATCACTACTTTTCACTATTATAGTGGATTTCTCAATGCCACCCCACACTTATAACAAAACACCTCAGCATGGTCTATAACAGACTCGCACACTATGCACTTTATTATCGTTAACTCGCTCATTTCTTTTTCTTTACTTTACGTTTCTTTACTTCCTTGATAGCCTCTTTAACTATCGTTGCGTAATATTCTGCCTCTTTACTTTTCATCTTTCGCTAATAAGTAATGCAATGATATAAGCGTGTAAACTGCCACCCCTACCTTCCAGTTGGTAAGATAAGATAATGATACCAACGAACCTATCAAGGCTACAAATAACACCGTTTGCACTACTGCTTTTAATTTTCTATTCATCCTATCTGTTTTAGCACCTCAATAAAGTAAGGTCGTTTATATGTTTCTCTTTTCGCTTGTATTACTTTCAACTTATTGATCGGGCAGTCTATCATCCACCATTTGCCACGACCGTAAAACCTTTGTTTAAGAACGTGCATCAAATCGCATTCTTTCGGGAGGTTGTAAATATAGAACTTGTCCCTTATATACTCGTAATATTCATTCACCTTCTCTCTCGTCATATCTTCAATGCAATCATTTAGCATCTTGTCAATTAGAACTCTTTTCTCTGCATCGAAATTTCCGCTCATTCGTTTGTTTTTTACGAATTTATAAAAATTTCTTCATTCGGCAACGGTATGTGAATATTAAACCATTCTTTCGCAAAACTTCGTATCTGTTCATGGTATTGTTCTTGTTCAAACTTGCTGTTCTTTGTTGTGCTTTTAGGTACTACTATCACCTCTCCCGTTTCTTCGTTAATCAATTCCACGCTGTTGAACTTCATCTTCATTATCTCGTGAACCTCCTCGATGGTAAACACTTCACCACACGTTTCATAAAATTGCATCTTCACTAATGGATAAACACACCCCCATAGATATGAATTTTGATTGTTGCTGCGCTTCCTTTTTTTCTTTTCAATGGTAATGGTTATCTCTTTTCCCTCGAATTGTTCAAATGCTTTTGATATGCTACCTTTATTCATGGCGCACTTACCGTTAATCACTTTGCTGTTTACGCTTGCTTTCAATTTAATCTACCTTGTATTTCTAACTCCAATATGTCTTTAACGTCCTCAATGTATTCTTTTAGTTCTCCTTTAGCCTCTCCGTTTTTAAGCATATCTAATAAATCTTTTGCTGGCACATCGCCCAGTTCCCAACCTTTATACTTGCCAAAAGGCATCAAGTCGTAATCGCCCATTTTAAATCATTTTTATACCTATTATTCGACAAATATCTTCAATGCTTTCAACTTTATCAACTTGCCCTAACCAGCCGTCAAAGAACTTTTGTTCACCCTCTGTTAACTTCCTTGCGCTTTTCGGCTTGCTTCCATCTTTAATTTCAAAAGCGTAGTTCTTTTTTTCGTAACCCACCAAAATATCAAAGCAGTTTTTAAGCTGGTGAGTATGCAACACCGTTACACCTAATCTCCTTAGTTGTTC